ATATTGTAATGGCATTAGGAGAAGAAGATGTTATTAAACAAAAATATTTTATTAAATTTAGATGTGTTGAAATGGGAGATCCTGCATGAACAATAAAGATTTAAGAGCACCTGCAACTGCAGTTACAAAAGAAAAAAATTTAAAAGCTCAATTAAAGAAAATGTTTCTTGAAAGAGGAAGCAGACCCAGAGCTACAGAAAACGTAATTAATCCAAAATTAAAAGGTATTTAATGTTTTTTAACGCTGGATCTTTCCAGGAGTATGATTATACTCAGGAATATCTTGAATGTGAGTGGAGACAATGAAACTAACAACTAATTTCAGTTTAGCAGAACTTACAGCCTCACAGGTTGCCGCCCGTCAGGGTATCAATAACAATCCTACCGCTGGCCAAATTGAAAATCTAAAAAGACTTTGTGAGTCTATTCTACAACCTATTCGTAATCACTATGATTCTCCTGTTATTATATCTTCAGGATATAGATCTGCAGAATTATGTATTGCTATTGGTAGCACTATTCACTCACAACACGCAAAAGGTGAAGCCGCAGATTTACAAGTCATCGGTGTTGATAACAAATCACTAGCCAAATACATTAAAGAAAATTTAGATTATGATCAGCTTATTTTAGAATTTTATAAAGAAGAAGAGGGACCGCATAGTGGCTGGGTTCATGTATCTTATGTGGGTAAAGGAAATAGAAAGGAATCATTGACTGCAACAAGATCAGATGTTACAAAAAAGACAGTGTATTCACCATGGTAATAGCTAGAACTGCAATGCGAAAACAAGTGGAGGGTCAACTCCGTGGCGCAAGAAAAAACAAGAAAAAGAAACAATTACGCAAGAAGTCTAAGCGATAGACTATTTGCTCCAAAAGTGATAAATTCAAAGAAGTTGTACAACCGCAAAAAGGAGAGAAATATCACTCTTAAGGCGGCCGCTAATAAGGAGGATTAAATGACTAAATTATGTGCACGTGGCAAAGCTGCTGCTAAAAGAAAATTCAAAGTTTACCCGTCAGCATACGCGAACGCTTATGCTTCAAAAATATGTGCTGGAAAAATTAAAGATCCATCAGGTGTTAAAAGAAAAGATTTTAAAGGACCTAAACCATCTGGGAAAGTTGAAGGTGGTATGTTAAAAAATCCAAAGAAAGCAGATTTAAACAAAGACGGTAAACTATCGGGTTATGAGAAAAAAAGAGGAATGGCTATTGAAAAAAACATGAAAACAAAAAAACCAGTTAAAGCTGTATTAGGTTTAATGGCTACTAAAAATTTACTTGAAAGATCACAAGGTGCGAGAGATTTTGCAAGTGGTATGGGTTTAATTCCAAGACTTGCTGCAGATAAATTTCAAGACAAAGCAGATGCAAAAGCAGAAGAAGAAAGAAGACAAAGAGCTGAAGCTCAACTGAAATCTGGTCCACAACAAATGAATGAGGGCGGTATGGTTAGAGGTCAAGGTGCTGCAATAAGAGGTACAAAATTTAAAGGGGTATTCTAATGTACGGAGCTCTTGGACGTTTAATTATTTCTAAGTTCGGTAAAAAAGGTTTACGAATGTTAGGTACACCTAAAATGGTAAAAGTTGATATTAAAGCTTCTCAAGTCGCAAAAGAAAAAACGAGAGAAAGATTTAAAAAAACAGGTGGAAAAGGCATGAAGCTTAAAGAAGCCGACACAACTAAATTTAAAGTAGATGAGTAAAAAAGGATTAAAAAAATGGTTCGACGAAAAATGGGTAGACATCTCCGCAAAAAAGCCTGGGGGTGGATACAAGGAGTGTGGGAGAAAGTCCGCATCAGGTTCTTCAAGGGGTTACCCAAAATGTGTACCTGCAGCAAAAGCTGCCAAAATGTCAAAAGGGGAAATACGTTCTGCGGTTGCAAGAAAAAGGTCTGCTGCCAACACAGGACCAAAGCCAACTAACGTGAAAACAAAATTGAAAGGCGGTGGAGCATTAACAGTAACTCCACAAGTTTTAACAGATAGATTTTCTGATGATTTCAGCACAACAACCATTCAAAGAGGTGGTCTTGGAATAGGTAAAGAGTTTGGGTTTGGTTATGGAAGTATCAATCCTTACATTCAAAAAGAAACAACTGAATATGAGTATTTTCCAAAACAAAGCATAACTAGAAAAGGAGTAACAGGACAGTTAAGCACTGGTTTTGGAGATTTTACTGGAAGTTATTCAGAAACACCTATGGGTGATGATTACAGCATAGGTTTTTCTAAAACATTTAAATTTAACAAAGGTGGTATGAATAAACATTCAACTATCAACCAAGAAGACACTTATGTAGGAACAGGTGGTTTTGCAGATAGTAACTACCAACAACAAGTTAAAAAATTACTAGAGGAGTAGTATGGCAACTTCTGGCACAACAACATTTGATCTAAGTATTGATGAAATTATTGAAGAAGCATATGAAAGATGCGGAGTTCGAACAAATTCTGGATACGATTTAAGATCAGCAAGAAGAAAGTTAAATCTTTTGTTTTCTGAATGGGGTAACAGAGGAATTAATTTATGGAAAGTTGAACTTAACTCTGCAACTTTGGTTAATGGTCAAGCAGAATATTCTGTTGATGCTGCTGCATCAGATGTTTTAGAAGCCTATATCTCAAGTACATCAGGTGATCCTGTTTCTGGAACGAATGACATTGCGCTTACTAAAATTGATAGATCTGCTTATGCTGCACTACCAAACAAAGGTGCTGTAGGTCAACCTTCACAGTATTATGTGGATAGACAAAAAACACCTCAAATTTATTTATATTTAACACCAGATCTAAATACTTACACAACTTTAAAATATTATACGATAAATAGAATTGAAGATGCAGGTGCGTACACTAATAATGCTGATGTCGTTTACAGATTTTTACCATGCATGTGTTCAGGTTTAGCTTATTATTTAGCGCATGTTAAATCACCTGATAGGGTACCCTTGCTTAAACAACTTTATGAAGATGAGATGGATAGAGCTTTGAGAGAAGATGGAGCAAGAGCTTCAGTTTATATTTCACCTCAATCTTATTTTGGGGACGGTGTGTAATGGGAAACTTTGCTACAGGTAAAAGATCAAAAGCGGTATCTGATAGATCAGGTCAATCTTTTCCGTATACTGAAATGGTTAAAGAATGGAATGGATCTTTAGTTCATATTTCTGAATATGAACCCAAGCACCCACAGATTAGAAGAAAACATGTTAAAGCAGATGCACAGGGATTACAGAACGCTAGACCTTTAACGTTTACAGAAAATTCTGGTGGAGGTGGAGCTGCTTACGTTGATTTAACATTACCTGGTGATTTTACTTTTGAATCAAATGGAATGAGACCTTTAAATCCAAATAGACAAGATGTATCCAGAGAAATCAGGGGATTTGCAGGTCAAGTAACGGTGGAGATATCATAATGGCTATCAGTTACACAAATTTTTTAGCGCAAGTTAGAAATTATACAGAGGTTGATTCTAATGTATTAACGGATTCATTATTAGATCAATTCATAAGACAAACAGAATTAGAAATAGCGGGTCAAGTTGATTATGATGATTTAAGAAAATATTCGACTTCTAATTATATTACAGGTCAAAGATACCTTTCTCTTCCATCTGATAATTTAATTTTAAGATCTGTTCAAAATATTGTATCTGGTCAAAGAACTTTTTTAGAAAAAAAAGACACGAGTTTTATATCTGAATATAATGGCTCTGAAGCAACAGGTGAGCCTAAATATTTTGCTAATTGGGATGATTTTACAATCGTTGTTGCTCCAACCCCAGATTCAACATACCAGGTACAGATTAATTACATCATTGATCCACCTCATTTTACCTCTACTAACAACACTTTCATCGCTCAATATCAAGATGGATTATTACTGTATGGTGTATTAACTCAATGTTTTTCATATCTAAAAGGGCCTATGGATATGTACAATTTGTATAAAACCAAGTATGATACAAGTATGCAAGCTTTTGCTGTTCAACAAATGGGCAGAAGACGCAGAAGTGAGTATGATCAGGGGGTTCCAAGAATTAAAGTGGAGTCTCCTAGTCCGTAATTTTAAAATAGGAGATTAAAATGGCAATTACAACTAACGCAATATGTAATTCATTCAAAGAAGATACTTTAAAAGGATTGCATAATTTTACTGTTTCTACTGGAGACGTATTTAAACTAGCATTATACGATTCATCAGCAACTATTGGTGCTGACACAACTTCTTACACTGGTGATAGTACAGCAGGACAAGTTCCTGATACTGGACAATACGCACAAGGTGGAGGAGCACTTGTTAATGCTTTAGTATCGGTTAACGGAACAACAGCTTTTGTTGATTTCAATGACTTATCATTTACTGGAGTTACTTTAACTGCAAGAGGTGCATTAATTTATAATACATCTGAAACGAATAAAGCAGTTGCAGTATTAGACTTTGGAGGCGATAAAACAGCGACAGCAGGAACTTTCACTGTACAGTTCCCTAATGCTAACGATACACAAGCGATTATAAGAATATCGTAAGGTTAATATGGAATGGCCAATGCTTGGAACGAACTTACTTGGGGTATAGGAAACTACGGTGAACAAAATAATCACACCGAAGTTGTAGGCTCTGTAAGTGCGTCTTCAAGCGTTGGCGAATTCTCTATTGAAACTGAACAACAAATAGTAGTTTCATCATTAAGTTTATCAACAAACATAGGCGAAGCAACTTCAGACGTTTTAAATAACGGTTGGGGAGCTAGAACTTGGGGATTTTCTGTATGGGGTTCAGTTGGTGATGTAGTTTTAACAGGTCAACAATTAACCGCAGCAACAGGTCAACTAACTGCAAGTATTTCAATAGATGTTGATGTTGACAGTATATTAGCTCAAACTAATATTGGTGAGTCCTCTTCAAGAATTGACGCTAATCCAACAGCAGAAGGCATAGCATTACAAACATTTGTAGGTAACGAAGATACAGAAGGAGAAGGAACTGTAATACCAACAGGTGCTTCTGCTTCAGCAAATCCAGGTCAAGCAACTATCGATCCAACTTTCTTAGTTGGTGAAGGTTGGGGTAGAGACACTTTTGGTAATCTTGGTTGGGGAGTTAATTATTCTGTTATAGCAGCTGGACCAAACGGTCTTTCAGCTTCTATTGTAACAGGTAATGAAGACGCATTTACTGATATTATAGTTGAAGTAGAAAGCGCAGGTCAGTTACAAACAGCAATAGAACCTGTTGGAACATCAGCAAACTCTGATACTGAAATTGCGGCTGGTGAATTATTAACTACAGGAATTGGTGATGTAACTGTTACAGGGACAGCTAGCTTTGAAGTCAATGGCATTTCTTCCTCTGTTGAAATAGGAGATGCTGTAGCGGGATTATTAACAGAGGTACCTGTAACAGGCGTAGCTTTAACTACAAATATTGGTAACTCAGATCAAATAGGTACAGCTACTGTTGATTTAACGGGTATTTCATTATCAACAAATTTAGGAACAATAACACCTGTTTCTTCTTATGAACCAGGTAGTGCTTCAGCAACAATAAGTGCAGGTCAAGTTACAGCAACGGGAACAGGCGTAGTAATACCAACAGGCGTGACATTGACTATCTCAACAATTTCACCTAATATTATCGCATGGAGTGAAGTTGAC